TACTAGCTCAAGTAGTTCAAGAAGTTCAAGTTCTACTAGCTCAAGTAGTTCAAGAAGTTCAAGTTCTACTAGCTCAAGTAGTTCAAGTAGTTCAAGAAGTTCAAGTTCAAGAAGTTCAAGTTCAAGAAGTTCAAGTTCTACTAGTTCAAGTTCAAGAAGTTCAAGTTCTACTAGTTCAAGTAGTTCTAGTAGTTTATCAGCAGTTCCAGAACCGTTAACATGGGATCCAGCATATAAAGGTGCTGATATGACTCTATCAAATGGAGATATGACTTTTTCAACATCAATTACAAACTTCAATTCAACAAGGGCAACTCAATATCAATCTACAGGAAAACGATATTTTGAAATTTATATAAATGATGAAGTATCTGGACAAGGTTATCATGGTATTTGTAAAGATGGAATGGGTACTACAACATATGTAGGTGCAAATGATACTGGTTGGAGTCTTGATGGACAATCACAACTTAGACATGCTGGAAGTTCTACTGCATCTGATATAGGTCTTAATGATGGAAATGTTCTTGGTGTTGCAGTTGATTTAGATAATGGATACGTATGGTTTGCAGTTGATAATGTTTGGGTTAATTCTGGAAATCCAGGAACTGGATCAAATCCAACATTTACAGATACAGATATTGCAAATAATGATATTTGGCCAGCTGGAAGTTGCTATGCAGCAGGAAATTCAGCTACAATAAGAGGAAGAACAGCTCAGTTTAGTTATTCACCACCATCTGGATTTTCTGAGTGGATGGCATAAATTACTTAGTAATTTTTAAGGATAAAAAATGACATATCAAAATTTTATGAAAAATGTTAGTTCATAATATAGTTAGTTTGTTTCTAAAATTAAAACACATTTATCCTAACCTACCTATAATATCTTAACCTATCCAAAGAAACAAACCACCGTTAATTCCTTCATCTTATACATAAAATCAAAAAGATGGAATCTTAAAATCTCAGAACAATATATTAAATAAAATTATATCTCATTAGGGAGGATATATATGTCACAAAGAAGATATGATGAAACGTTATCTAATTATGTATTACAAAATTATCAAACAAACAAAACAAAAGATTTATATGAAGGAGCAAAATTATTGGGATTTCAAGGAAGCATAAAAGCATTTTATGCTTATGTAAGGAGATTAACTTCAAAAGAAATAAATCCAGTAGACAAATTTATTGAAATCGTTAAAAAACAAAAAATATCTTCTATCATTGATCTATCCAATAAACTAAATTGCACACCACGAAGAATTCATGATTATGTTGAATTTTTTAGATCTAATGGCTATGAAATCAGTACAGATGATCAACATGTAATTTTTACTACAAATGCTGTATCAAATGGAATAGAAATTCAAAACCCCCTAGAAGACAAAGAAATTACATTTGCAATTATGTCAGATCCTCATTTTGGATCTAAAGCTTGTCAGATTACAGCGTTAAATGAATTTTGTGAAGTGTGTAGAAAGAAAGGTGTTAAACAAATTTTTGTACCAGGAGATGTTGTAGCAGGATTTGATGTATATCCTGGACAAATTTTTGATTTATATGCTAAATCATCTCAAGAACAAGAAGAATCTGTTATTATGAATTTACCACATGGTTTTGAATGGTACATGTTAGGTGGAAATCATGATTATTCATTTATCAAAAGAGGTGGTGGACACAACCCATTACTTGTAATTGAAAATCAAAGAAAAGATACTCATTATATAGGATTTGATCAAGCTACACTTCCTTTACTTCCAAATGTTGATGCAATTTTATGGCATCCATCTGGAGGTATTCCTTATGCACTTTCATATCGATTACAAAAAGGAATTGAGCAAGTAGCTTCTAGTGAGTTAACTAAAATTTCAAGAGATGTAAAAACAAAACCAACTGTAAGATTTATGTTTGCTGGTCATTTACATATACAACTAGACGCTTTATTTGGAAACATTTTAGGCGTACAATGTGGATCATTTGAAGGACAATCAAACTATTTAAAAAAGAAAGGAATTGTTCCTGCAGTAGGTGGTTGGATTTTTAACGTTGATTTGACACGTGATGGTAACTTTAGAAGTTATTCTCCTCGATTCTATGTGTTTCCTGATATTGTTGATGATTGGAAAAACTATAATCATTCGTTACCAAAACAGCAAATAACGTCACCAATATTTGACGATTAAATTGTTTTTAAATTTCATGGAGCTTTTCAATACAAGAGAAAAGCTCCATAATTTATATCTGTTCTATTTGAATAAATAGAACAAATAAATGATTATTTATTACACTCGATCTTACAGACTTTAAGAAAATTTGAGGGTTTAGTCTGTACCCTGTTTAAAGGAGAAAGTGCTATGACATATCAGAACCAACTAGTTGTAGTTGTAAAATGTAATGGAAAAATTCTCAGAGAAGACAACGGCGTTGTCTCCCTACCATTTGGAAGTGAATACTCACTTCTTCTTAAAAACCTTAACTCTAGACGAGCTTCTATAAAAATTACAATTGATGGTCAGGATATTCTTGATAACTCGTCTCTCGTAATTGAACCAAACCAAGAAACTGAACTTCAAGGTTTCTTAACTGGAATGATTGCGAAAAATAGATTTAAATTTATTCAAAAGACAAAAGAAATTCAAGATCATCGAGGTGATAAAATAGATGATGGAATTATTAGAATTGAATTTGCTTTTGAAAAACCATCTGTTATAAAACGAGATGTTATAGTAGAACATCATCATTACAATGATTTTTGGCATTTGCCTATTTACAGATATGATTATTATGAATACAGACCAATAAGATCTTTCTATAATTCAAATGAAGTTATTTGTTCTTCAGCTGGTGAATATACATCGAAAGTTTCTTCATCTGGAGAACATTCATCAAATGGTAAATCACCTAATGATGATATTCAAGTTTATAATTGCTCACTAGATAATCTATCTACTCCTCAGCAAGACGAAGGAATTACTGTAAAAGGTAATGAAATTGCTCAAGCGTTTCATTCAACATACTTGCGAGAACTGGATCCATCTGAAGTAATTACAATTAGATTAAAAGGTTTTAAAGATGATGGAAAACCAGTTGTTGAACCTAAAACAACAAAAACAAGAATTACTTGTTCAACTTGTGGAAGAAGATGTAGATCTAATATGAAGTATTGTTCTAATTGCGGAACATTTTTAGAATAAATAACAAATAAAAAAGTGTAGTAAATAATCTAATTTCTAGAAAATAATGAACAAAATATAAATACTTTTATCAAATAGGGAATAGCGTATGGAAAAAGTAACCAATACAACAATTGAGATAAGAGACAGTATTGCTGAAGTTTGGGATGATTCAGCTGGGTCAAAACTAGGAAGAGAAAGAAAACCTATTCAAGGTATTGTAGAAGTTTATGAAACTGATGAAAATGGAAACAAAAAATTAATTCGAAAAAATAATCTCGTTGTTTATAAAGGAAGAGAATGGGCAGCTGTAAGATTAACTAACATAGCAAATCCAGCAATTTCTCCTGATTCAACAGCATTTATTTGTTGGTTTGGAGTTGGAAGTGGTGGGGTAGCTGGAGCTGATCCTTTTGATCCTCTTTCTCCAACAAACCAAGATGATGATTTAGTAACTGATGAAATGTTACATGTAAATGATGCTACGCTTGGTGATTATAGAGTTGGTGTTCCTGGTTACTTTAAAACTCGATTTGATAGTGTAAATTTTGAGCAAGATATATACAATGACAATAGATACTTAGTTATTAAATTTGTTGCAACTGTAGGAACAAGTTATGCAAATGGTTCAGAAATTAATGAAGCTGGTTTGTTTGCTGCAGGATCAAATACTCCTGGTCCAGGATCAACTGGTCCATTCTATTTATTTGCAAGAGTTACTTTCCCTACAATATTAAAGAACGCACTTAGAACGTTAACATTTGTTTGGTACATTTACGTATAATACAAACAATTACAAAGGATAATGAATTATAGAATTTTCGAGCACTTCAAAGGATTTTCATTCAATAGACTCCCACCGAAAGGTAAAATTTCAATAGATAAGACTACACTAGAGCCAAATGGGAGGAAAACAAATGGCTAATATATCTCCAGGTGTATATACTAAAATTATTGACTTATCAACATTCGTTCAAGCTGTTCCATCAACAATTGGTTTTATTTGTGCTCTAACTGAAAAAGGTAGAGACAATGAACTATTGTTTATTGGTTCAAGATCAGAATTAATCTCAGAATTTGGCGATCCAGATATATCTAAATATGGAAAAAATTATGGACAAGGTTTATATTGTGCTTATAACTATTTAGGCGAATCAGGATCTCTGTATTTTATGAGATGTTTATCTTCAAACGCAACATATGCAAATATTAGAATTGATGCAGTAGAAACAGATACAACTGCTGACATTCAAATTACATATGTTGATTCATTAAATTCAAAAACTGAATTAAAAACAAATTTAACAGATCTTTCTCCTCGACATCCAATTGCTTTCTTATATCCAATTGGTAGAGGTGAATATTACAATGCTTTAGGAATCAGATTAACAGAACATTCCAATCCAATGTTAGATGGAGTTTATGTTCTTGATATTTATCAAAAACAAACTGATGGAAATGATGAAATTATTGAATCTTTTGAAGTATCATTTGATCCTTTATCTGTTGACAGTGCTGGACAATCATTATGGATTCAATCAATTCTTGAAACTTATTCTACAGTTTTGAGAGCTGAAATGTACTTAACTAGTGGTGCATATAGTCCAGGCGAAGAATATGTTGCTAAAATTTATGACAAAAATATTGGAACAGTATCTATCAGTAACCTAGGAACAATAACTGACAATAAACAAGATTTTTCACAATGGGAAGATTCTGTTGGTGTTGGACAATATATTGTCATGGCAATGGATGATAAAGGCCAAAAAGTTTGGGGTTGGGCTGGTGCTGCAAGTGGTGCCCAAAATGAAACAATCACTGTTTATAATGACAAAAATTTATCAGTTCAAGGATGGACAGCAATTGGAACTGGTACATTCAATTATTCTTCTGATGATGTTAGTTATTTTGTTAAGAAATCTTATGGTGATATTGCAAATGCATTTGTTTCTTCAACACCTGTTCCATTAAAATTAGGTTCAGATGGAGATTTAATTCAAGATGATGGATCTTTAAATACTACAGAAGCTACTGATCTATTATCTGATGGTTATGCTGGAACTATTGATGAAGATGTTTTAGATACTGAGAACATTTATTTCTCAATAGTATTTGATTGTGGTTATCCATCTGATGTTAAAGATCAAATTTACAACCTTTGTACTACAAGACGAGATTGTATTGGTATTCTTGATAATGGTGATAATACTTCATATACTATCTCAATCGCATCTAGAACAAATGATAATACATACAATAGTTATCTTGTAGCTCTTTATGAATGTTACAATAAAGTTTATGATACATTTACTGGTCAAGATGTATGGTTCTCACCAATATATCATATGTCATACATTATACCAAGAAATGATACTGTAGGAGAACTTTGGTATGCTGCTGCTGGTTATAACAGAGCCTCAATCGGAACAATTAAAGAATTGAGATTTAATCCAAGACTAGGACAACGTGATCAAATGTATCTAAAACAATTGAATCCAATTGTTAAGTTCAATCCTGGTTATGTTGTTTGGGGTCAATTAACATCTCAATCAAAGGCTAGTGCTTTACAAGATATCAACATTGCAAGATTAGTTCTATATTGCAAGAGAGCTTTAGAACAATATTGCAGAAACTTTATCTTCGAACAAAACGATGCAATTACATGGAATCTTGTAAAAGCTGATATAGTTGATTTCTTAGAATCAGTTAAGAAAAGACGTGGTTTATATGATTACTCTATTGATGTTGGTGCAACTGACTACGAAAAGAAAACAAAAACTTTCCACGTAGATGTTACATTAAACCCAACCAGGGTGGTTGAGAAAATAGAATTGAACTTTTTCATTAAGTAAACAAAAAAAAATAGGCTCAGTGACATTCCAAGTCATTGAGCCTATTTTTCCGTCATATTGTTGTAAAGATAACTAATGAATCAGTTTCAATTTCTAGTTGTGTTTTATATAAGACTCCCATAATATTTTTCAGATCAGAATTAG